CTGGGCAGCCTGACGGAGATGCGCGGCGTGTTCAACGCCCATGTGCACCCGGAAAACGACAACGCCGGGGGCAACCCGAACACGGGCGCCCCCTTGACCCCGATGGCCTGAATTGTGCGCCATCGCCGTGAACGGTATCGCGCAAGGACAGCATGGACCTGGCCCTCACATACGACGCGGAAGCCCAAGCCTTCGACCTGGTGTTGGGCAGCAACGATCTGGCCGGAGACGACGGGCTGGAGACAGCCGTGATGCTGAGTCTGTTCACCGATGCCCGCGCCGACGGCGAGCGGGGCTGGTGGGGCGACGCCTATGCGGCGGTGGAAGGGGACGCCATCGGCTCCACCCTGTGGCAACTGGCGCGGGGGAAACACACGCCCCAGGCGCTGAACCAGGCCCGCGCGGCCGCCGAGGCGGCCCTGGCGTGGCTGGTGGAGGATGGTGTGGCAGAGCGGGTGATGGTCACCGTGGAGACACCCCGCGCGGACGTGTTGGGGCTGGTGGTGGAGATCCACCGGCCGCACGATCCGCCGGTGCGCTATCGCTTCGAGGACTTCTGGAATCGGCAATGAGAGACGGTTAAATGCCCTTTACGCGGCCCACATTGCAGCAGTTGATCGACCGGGCGCGGGCGGATGTGGAGGCCCGCCTGCCGGGCGTGGACGCCCATCTGCGCCGCAGTCTGGCCGCCATGCTGGCCACGGTGCACGCGGGGGCGGTGCATGGGCTGTACGGCCAGCAGGCCTGGCTGGCGCGGCAACTGTTTCCCGACACGGCAGAGGCGGAGTTCCTGGACCGGCAGGGGGGCATTCGCGCACTGCCGCGCAAGGCAGCCGTCGCAGCCACCGGGCTGGTGGACTTCACGGGCACGGACGGGGCAAAGATTCCCGCCGGCACCCTGCTGCAGCGCAGCGACGGGGAGCAGTTCAGCACGGACGCCGATGCCACCATCGCCGGCGGCACGGCCCAGGCTGCCGTGACGGCAGTGGAAGGCGGGGCGGACGGGGACACGGCCGCCGGCACCACGCTGACCCTGGTGACGCCCATTGCCGGCGTGGACAGCGAGGCCACCGCGACCGCCGGCGGGCTCGCGGGTGGTCTGGATACGGAAAGCGACGAGGACTATGCGGCGCGGCTGCTGCTGCGCTGGCAGTTCGGGCCGCCGAACGGCAAGGCCGGCGACTACGTGCAGTGGGCACTGGAAGTGGCCGGCGTGACGCAGGCCTGGGCCTTCGATGCGCACCTGGGGCTGGGCACCGTGGGCGTGTACTTCACCCGCGACAACGATGCGATGGACGCCACGATCATCCCCGACGGCGCCCAGGTGCAAGCCGTGCAGGACCATATCGACACGGTGCGGCCGCGGCCGGCGGCCGTGACGGTGATCGCGCCGTCGGCGGTGGCGCTGAATTTCACGATCCAGCTCACGCCGAACACGGCGGCGGTGCAGGCGGCCGTGGAAGCGGAGCTGATCGATCTGATCCGGCGGGATACGAGCCCCGGCGGCACGCTGCGGCTGAGCCGCATCAACGAGGCCATCAGCCTGGCCGAAGGCGAGACCGATCACGTGCTGACGTCGCCGGCGGCGGACGTGGCGCGCAGCACGGGTGAGATCAGCGTGATGGGAGCCATCACATGGGCATGAGTGCCACCGAGTATCTGAGCCAGCTCAAGGCGCTGTTGCCGCTCGGCGCTGCCCTGCGCGCCCCGGCCGGAAGCTGGCTGGAGGCCCTGCTGGCCGCCTGGGCCGAGGAATTTGCACGGGTGGAAGCGGCCGGCGAACGCCTGGTGGCGGAGGCCGATCCGCGCACGGCCGCGGAACTGCTGCCCGAATGGAACCGGGCGCTGGGCCTGCCCGACGGCTGCACACCGGCCATTCAGACGTTGCAGGAGGAACGGGAGACCATCACCGCGCGCTACGCCGAGGAGGGCGACGTGACGGCGGACGGCTGGATCGCCCGCGCCCTGGCCCTGGGGCACAGCATCACCCTGGAAGAAGGCCGGCCCTCCCGCTGCGGCGTGATGCAGTGCGGCGACGAGCTGCGGCCCGAGACGGCTGTCTTCGAGCTGCGCATCACGGCACCCACGGCGCTGACGCACCCCTTCGAGGCGGGCGCGGCACAGGCCGGCGACCCCCTGGGCGCCTTCGACACCGACCGGCTGCAATGCGAGCTGCGGCGAATCCGGCAGGCCCATACGGCCCTGACCTTCATCTTCACGACCTGAGGCAAGGATGCACCGAACCGACGCCCCGAACCATGCAGCCAATTTGTTTGTCGATTCCGACCCGGTGGGCGGCACGCCCGGCACCGTGGTGGACGATGACTGGTTGAATGCCGTGCAGGAGGAGCTGGTCGCGGCGATCCAGGCCAGCGGGATCACCCTGGCCAAGGGCACGAACACCCAACTGCGCGACGCCATCAAGCGGCTCTACGGCGGCTTCGTCACCACCGTGGACAACGGGGACAGCCCCAAGACCCTGGGCGTGGGCGAAGCGGGCCTGGTGCTGGTGGACGCGTCCGCCGGCAGCGTGACGATCAACCTGCCTTCGGCCAGCGCCCTGCCGGGCCTGCGCTATCGCCTGGTGCGCACCGACGCCGGCGGAAACGCGGTCACCATCAACCGGGACGGCGCGGACCTGTTCTGGGATGGGAGTACTTCGCAGAGCCTGGCCGTGAAAAGCGCACGGCTGGGAATTACCGCCGACGGCGTGAGCAGCTGGTTTCCTTCGCAGGCCGCACCGGCCCTGCCCCGTGGGCACATCAGCGGCCTTGGCCTGTCCAACAATGGTGCGGACGCGGCCCACGACATCGACATCGCGGTGGGCATGTGCCGGGACGATGGTGACCAGGACGATTTGGTGCTGGCTGCGGCGCTGACCAAGCAGATCGACGCCGCGTGGAGCGTGGGAGATGCGGCGGGCGGACTGGACACGGGCGCCGTGGCGGCCAATCAGACGTATCACAAGCACCTCATCAAGCGGTCGGACACGGGCGTGGTGGATGCCCTGTTTTCCCTGTCTGCGAGCGCCCCCACCATGCCGGCCAGCTACGACCGCAAGCGCCGCCTCGGCGCTGTGATGACCGACGGCTCGGCGAATATCGTTGCGTTCCTGCAGGACGGCGACCGTTTCATCCTGGATTCACCGGTGCAGGACTATTCCGTCGCTAATCCGGGCACAGCCGCCGTGCTACGGGCACTCAGCGTACCCACGGGTATCGAATTGGCGGCGATCATGACCAGCGGCATCAGCTTTTTTAATTCTGATGGCAACATCGTTTCCGTGATGGTCTCTGATCCGGCACAGCCCGCTGTGACGCCGAATTCTGCCAAATACACTCAATATCTGCCTGGATGGAGCGGCGGCAGCAGGAACAACGTGGCGCTTGGCGAATTCCGTACCAACGCGAGCGGCCAGGTGCGAACCCAAATATCCTACAGCGTGGCGAATGTGTTGTTGGAGGGAATCACGCACGGCTGGATCGATACCCGAGGCAAGGAGGCCTGATGTACGTACAACGTGATGCTACCGGCGCCGTCAACGGCGTCTTCGCTCGCTCCCAAGCCGGGTACGCGGAGGAATGGCTCGACGCGGATCACCCCGACCTGCTTCGGTACCGGGGGCTCGACCTCGACGGCCGCAAGGCCACCAGACGGGCGGCGCTGTCGGCCGACTGCAACGCGGCGATCACCGGCGGCTTCGAGAGCGACGCCCTCGGCAGCGCCCACCGCTACGACAGCGATCTGGAAGCCCAGGTGAATCTGGTCGGCGCCGCCAGCCTGGGCGCTGCCGTGGACTACACCTGCACGGAGGTGGCCACGGGCACCAAGGGCTCGGTGACCCACACGGCCGCGCAGATCAAGCAGGTGCTCAAGGACGGCGCAGCCATCAAGATCGCCCTGCTGGCCCAATACCGGGCACGCGTGGCCGACGTGGAGGCTGCCGAGACGGAGGCGGAGGTGGAGGCGGTGGTGTGGTAGCGCAAGGCCCGCGGGATTGCCGCCCCACGGGCGACCGGAGGGAACCCGGCCACGGAAACCGCTGGGAGTGTGAGACCAGCGGTGGCCGCCATGCGCCGAGACCATGCTGCGGCAACGCCTGCAAGCTGAACAGGTCCCAAGGCGGGCCGAATTGAGTCATTGGCGGCCATGAGGGTCGCACTGAAGCAGGCGTTGCCGCGTCGCACACAACCCCGGAGGGAGCCCGGTGGAGACAGGACGAAAAACGACGTGGGAACAAAGAATGGGAACGGTGGCAAGCTGCCGCCCTTGCCGGCGGATGCACCCGGTCGGCCCAAGGACACCCGCTACCGGGAACAATACGGCGTGATCGTGCTGTGCCAGGATGCGGGGCACCAGGAGCGCATCTATAACGCGCTGCGCGACCTGTCGGAGCACCCGCTGCGAACCAAGGTGGTGGTGACATGAAGATCAACGTGCACAACCGCTGCAGCGACTTCGACAGCTACCGTGCCGCACGGGTAAAGAGCCTGTTCAATGCCGAGAGCGGGTGCAACTTCGACCTCGAGGCCGATCTGCCCATCGATGATGGTGATTGGCGGCTAGGCCTGGTCGTCGGGCCGAGTGGCTCGGGCAAGACCAGCCTGGGGCGCCAAATATGGGGGCCAGACGTCTTCTACGAGGCCGCCGGCTGGCCAAATGGCGAGCCGATCATCGACGCCATCGCCCCGGTTGGGGACTTCGATGCCGTCACGGCGGCGCTGGCGGCCGTGGGGTTGGGAACGGTGCCCGCATGGCTGCGGCCGTACCCGATTCTCAGCAACGGCGAGCGCTTCCGGGCCGACCTGGCGCGAATCATCTGCGAGGCGCCGTCCCAAGTGGTGATCGATGAATTCACCAGCGTGGTGGATCGGCAAATTGCCCGCATTGGTGCCCTGGCCTTTCAGAAAGCCTGGCGCCGCACGGGTGGGCAGGCAGTGCTGCTGAGCTGCCATTACGACATCATCGAGTGGTTGGAGCCGGATTGGGTGTTCGACACTGCAACCGGGCGCTACTCAGGGAGGGGGCTTTGGCGCCGCCCCCGCTTCGAGCTGGACATCCGGCAGACAGACTGGCGCTACTGGCCCCTGTTTGAGCCGCATCACTATCTGAAGCTGCCGCACATGATCGCGGCCACCAACTATGTGGGCCTGGTGGACGGCGAACTGGTGGCGCATGTGGCCGTATCGACGCGGCCGGGGCTGAAGGAGGCGCGCGCCTGCCGCCTGGTGATCATGCCTGAATGGCAGGGCGCCGGCGTGGGCATGCGCTTCCTCAATGCGGTCTGCGACATGTGGCGCCGGGGCCTGAACCGCTACGAGAAGCCCATGCCGACGCTGTTTCACACGTCGCACCCCGGCCTATGTGGCGCCATTCGGCGCGACTCCAAGTGGTGCCAGGTGAGCTGCTCGCTGTATGGGCAGCACAAGGGGCGCTCGATGCATTCAGTTCGGCAATCTGCGATAAGGAAGGGGCTGGAATCAACCTCGGCCGGATATGGTGGACACTTCCGCGCCGTGCAGGGCTTCAGGTACCTGGGGGATGCCGATGGCACCGCGCTGTCAGAAAAAGCAAAAGTCGGTGCCAAATAAAC